ACCTATTCCGTTTGGTGTAGAAAGAATTATTGCTTTACCTCCGGTTGCAAGTGTTTGTTGAGAAGATGCCCATATTTCTTCTATTCCTTTAATAAACGCTGCCTCATCTATTATTAGTAATGATAATGCTTCAGATCTACCTGCATCTCCTGAACTAGAAACTGCCTTTATTTGTGAGCCATTCTTAAACCTTAGTGAGAGTTTATTATCTTCAACGGTAGTACCCTTTAACCAGCTAGGTAGATAGTTGTGCATTTCTCTAACTTTAGTTACTAGGTTTTTTGCGACCTCTTGCTTAGTTGCAATTACAAGAACATTTTTATCTTCTTGAAAAAGCATCATCCATAGAGAATATCCAGCAGATATTGTAGATATACCTAGCTGTCTAGACTTAAGTATTATATTGTAATCGTTTTGTTGGAATTGCTCTAGAGATCGCTCTTGAAACTTGTATAGATTAAATGGAATTCTTCCCCTTGTT